CCCGTCGCTGTAAACACTTGGAACCCAAACTTAGCAGCATTAGTACAAGCTAAGTATGCCCATCCCGACATTCCTACATACACGGTCCCGGGCGAGATTAAACGCAACATTTTATTACCAGTTATTGTTGCCAACTGTTCGCAAGGCGTCAGTAGAATATTGTACATAGTACAAAATGGTACTTCAATCTCACTATATGGAACTTCATCCAATGCATAACTCACAGGTGGAGACCTCCACATGGGTAAAGCATACGCTAACCCAGCACCACCAACCTGATCCATTATATTAGGAAGAGCATTAGTCACAGTTCCTGTATTCGTCAACGAGTCACCTGTTCCCGACAACACTAAGCACTGCGAACCCATTGAATATAACATAGAGGCCCGGTCCAACTCAGTCAATGTACTCACAGTCGAACCTTTATTCGTCCAACTCGTATCCAACATCAAGAAAGGACGCATCGATTTAACCGTATTTGCGTAAGCTGTGGAAGCGCCCGCTGATATATTCTCATACATCACCTTAAAACGAATGGATCCCCGCCACGCACGAAACATAGAAGCAAACCATCCCATAGTACCACGCCCCATTTCAATTCCGACATCAAAAGCTCCAACCAAGTATGGCTCCATAGTATCGGCCACCGTCTCATTCGTAAACGCATTTTGTCCAGGAGAGAATCCAATATTATTACTCGTAAGAGCATATCTCCGAATAATCTCCCGAACACTATTATATTTCTCTCCAAATTGCGTCGATGTAAAACCAACTTGGGGCTGAGTGGCTATCAAAACTGCCTCCTCCCTTGCACTCATAGTACTCGTATTGGTCTGATCTGTAACACCCTGAGCCTGCAGAACATTCCACGAAACATTATTCATGTGCAAGCCTGCAACTTCATAATCTTCCATCCCTCCAACAAACATATTAATAGAAATCGCAGGAAAAACATTTTCAGTCATCACCAACGGATTCACCACACGCAAAGACCAAACTCCAGTAAAATATTCCTCCCCATATATTCCAACTATATTCTGCCCATTAACCACTCTTTTATAGTCGGTTCCTGATAAATAAGGAATATCATAAGTAAAATGGTGACAATCTGGACTCACATCAATATTAACACCATACCCTGCTGTAGCACCATCCAACGTACCAGGAGTGCCTGCAACTCCATAATGTATTCCCAACCATAAACGACCACTATGGAAACCTGTAGCCACAAAATCAAAATGAAACCGAAAACCCCCACGCCAAAACGAAAACGGTAATGTTGCATACTCCAACATTGTTGGAAACCAAGTTGGGGAAGGACTAGTAGAGGCCACTGAGAAATATGGACCCGTGCCAATAGCAAAACCCCCAGGGGCCAAAACTCCCTGAGCCAACACGTCATTAACTAAAGAAGATTGTGGCCAATTAATCGTCTGCAAAAAAGTAGGCATTGAAAATATATACTCAAACTCCATCTCATCTTGCACAGTTCCAAAATGTTCAGGACCAACCAAATTCAAAGAACTTGGTTTTATTGCAAGACGGTCCAAAAATTCCAAATTGTTAGCGTGATTCATATATCCAATTGCCTTTCGCGTAACATATGGGGGTTGAACTGTAACATTCACTTTGTCCATAGCAATTGGTGC